ATAATATGGGTTTCTCAATTGTTAGACGGTACATCCGTTGACCCGTTAGATTTTGCTAGCGCTGAAGGTTCACCTGACGGCGTAGTTGCGCTCATATCCGATCACCGTGAGTTATGGGTATTCGGTACGGATTCTGTAGAAGTTTGGTATGACTCAGGCGCTGCCGACTTTCCTCTAACACGTATTCAAGGCGCTTTTAATGAGATTGGTTGCGTTGCACCATTTTCAGTTGCTAAGTTAGACAACGGCTTATTTTGGCTAGGCACAGACGCCCGTGGTCAAGGTATTGTCTACCGTGCTAACGGCTACACAGGCGTTCGGGTTTCTACCCATGCAATTGAGTGGCAAATACAACAGTACGGCAATATATCTGATGCAGTAGCGTATACCTATCAGCAAGACGGTCATGCGTTTTATGTAATTAGTTTCCCAACAGGCAACGCTACGTGGGTTTATGACGTGTCTACGCAGGCGTGGCATGAGCGCGCAGGTTTTACTGACGGCAATTTTACAAGGCACCGTAGCAATAACCAATGTAACTTTGGCGGTACAATTATTGTCGGTGACTTTGACAACGGCAATATTTATCAACTTGATTTAGAAACTTACGCCGATAACGGGCAACCTCAAAAATGGTTACGTTCTTGGCGCGCTTTAATGCCAGGGCAAAATAACTTTAAACGTACCGCACAACATACTTTGCAACTTAATGCTGAAACAGGCGTTGGGTTAGAGCTATACCCAGCATACGACGCTGAAGATTTAATAACAGAAGATGGCAAAGAAATTACGGCTGAGTACATACAACTTAGTTTAGCTACGCAAGCTGGATTAGAATTAACTACAGAAGCTAATGATAATTTTGAAATTATAGGTACTAACACAACCAGTAATGATATTAACGGGTATATTTTAGCAACTAATGGATATGACGCTGCGCCTGGATATAATCCTCAAGCTATGTTGCGTTGGTCAGATGATGGTGGCCACACATGGTCAAATGAACATTGGTCGTCAATGGGTAAGATTGGTCAATATGGATTCCGTACTTTTTGGCGTCGGCTTGGTATGACTCTTAAACTGCGTGATCGTGTTTATGAAGTGTCAGGCACCGATCCAGTAAAGATAGCCATTACCAACGCTGAAATATTGTTGTCGCCAACTAATGCCTGATCCAATTAACATTACGCAGATTCCTGCGCCTAGAGTTGAGTTAATAGATCCACGTACAGGTTTAATGTCACGGGAGTGGTTTAGGTTCTTTAATAACATTTATTCAATTGTAGGCGCTAACTTAGGTATTGTTCAAATACCAAATGGCGGTACAGGACTAAGTAGTTACCCTACTAATGGTCAGTTATTAATTGGTAACACAGCAGGGCAAAAATATGATTTAAGAACTTTGACGGCTGGCACAGGTATAACCATTACCAACGGCGCAGGTAGCATAACTATTGCTGGCACAGGTGGTACGGTTACTAGCGTGTCTGTAGTGTCTGCTAATGGCTTTGCTGGTACGGTAGCTACAAGCACTACTACACCTGCTATTACACTAACTACGACTGTTACAGGTATTCTTAAAGGCAACGGTACAGCAATTAGCGCAGCAGTAAGCGGTACAGACTACGCACCAGCTACAAGTGGCACGTCTATTCTGTACGGCAATGGCGCAGGTGGGTTTAGTAATGTCACCGTAGGCACAGGGTTAACTTTTGCAACTGGCACGTTAAGCACAAGTGGCACCGTAACAACAAACGCACCAGTTACCAAAACGGCTAATTTTAGTGTAGCATCTACAGATACATGGTTAATAAACAATAAAACAGGCTCTACTTGCACGGTTACGCTACCGTCGCCATCGGCTAACACAGGGCGGGTTTTATATTTTATTAACTATCAGAATCAATCGTTAGTGTCAGCGTCTAGTAATGTTGTGTCAAGAGCAGGCGGCGCTGCGGGTACAGCCATACTAGATAACGTAGCAGGTAATTGGGCGACCATTGTGTCAGATGGCACAAACTGGATTACAACGCAAGCAGCAACGTACAACAACTTATTGTTAGAATAATATGCAAATTGAGATGAACGTCACTTACGGACAAGGGTTTTTGCCTACACTACCTATGTTTGCAAATATGGGTTTGACTAAGATTAACGTAACGCCTGATAAGATTGTTAAGTTGCAAGATGAGTTGCTTAAAATGGAACAAGCAGACATTGTAACTGAGCATACTTTTATACCAAATGTATACGAAAGAAAGATTACTGTACCGCCTTGGTGTGTATTAACGGGGGCAGCGCATAAAACAGATTACAAAGTTCGGCTAGAAAAGGGTACAATTGCTGTTAATATTGGCACAGAAGTAAAAATATTGACTGCGCCATGCGAATTTAATGCTTGTGCTGGTGAACAACGTGTTGGCCGTGTATTTGAAGATGAGGTGATTTGGGTAGATATTTACGCAAATCTTGATGATTGTAAAGATATAGCAGTCCTAGAAGATCGACTTTATGTTGTGCCTGAATGTGGGTTAGGGGAAAATAGAGTTAAACAATTAGCGACAACAAACACAGCTAAACTTGTTAATGAGGGAGAAATATAATGGCAGGATGGGTAGCAGCATCAATAGGTGGCGCAGCCTTAATAGGCGCTTATTCATCTAACCGAGCATCTAGCTCGCAATCACAAGCGGCGGGTGAGGCTACACAAGCGCAGCGAGAGATTGCTGATCAGCAAACTGCGCTTCAACGTGAACAATATCTAAAACAACTTGAGTTAAACGCGCCTTTTAGAGAAGCTGGCCTTACTGGTCAAAATATGTTGCTAGCGCAGTTGCAAGGCCCATACGGTTCAGCCAAATTTGGCGGTGTGCCAGGCTACGACCCAGCTTCTGCTATGAGGAATTTTAGTGGCGTTGCAGGTTACGATCCAGCGTCTGCCATGAAAAATTTTAGTGCAGCCGATTTTCAAACTGATCCAGGCTATGCGTTTCGTCTATCCGAAGGTATGAAAGCTCTTGACCGCACCGCAGCGTCAAGAGGTGGGCTATTATCTGGCGCTACTCTTAAAGGAGCGCAGCGCTATGGATCTGATTTAGCATCGCAAGAATACGGCAATGCGTACAATCGTTTTCAAGCTAATCGTGCCACGCAATCGCAAGAATATCAAAATGCGTTTAACCGCTATCAAGCCGAACGTGCGGCTCAAGAACAAAACTACGGTAACGCTTTTAATCGTTTTCAAGCGGAACGATCAAACACGCTTGCACCATTGCAAAGTTTAGCTGGCGTTGGACAATCAGCTACGCAACAAGCGCAACAAGCGTCACAAAACTTTGCTACAGGAGCTGCTAATACATTAGCTAATTATGGCAACGCTCAAGCTAGTAACATTATTGGCTCAGGTAACGCAAGAGCATCTGGTTACATGGGTGCGGCTAATGCGTTAAGTAGCGGTGTAGGCCAAGGGTTAAATTTTTATCAAAATCAAAATTTAGTAAATCAATTACAAGCTAACCGTAATGTAGGTGGCGGTGGGGGCGGATATATTATGCCTGAACCATATTCATATGGCGGCGCAGATGCCTACTCAATGTAATTTTAAGGACTAATTATGGCAACTATTGATCCAAGTATAGCAATGGGGTACAAGCCCATTCAAATTGAAAATCCATTAAATCAATTGGCGGCAATGACGCAAATTCAAAGTGGGCAACAAGGCCAACAACTTAATGCGTTAAAAATAAAAGAAGCGGAACGTGAACTTAGCGAAAGTGAAGGCGTCCGTAATTATTTAGCAAGCGCCGATTTAAACACGCCTGAAGGTAGAGGTGGATTACGCCAGTTTGGGCAAAAAGGTTTAGCGTATGAAAAATTATTGGCTGACCAAGAAGAAGCGGCGTTAAAGCGTACTAAACTTAAAGGTGAAATTAGCGAGCAAGATAGGGTTGAAAGTAGAGAAAACTTTAAAAATTTATTGTTTAATACTTCTGATGAAAATGTTTTAGCACATCTTCAAGACAGTATTAAAAAAGGTAAAATAACCCCTGAAGCCGCCCAACAACAATGGGCGTCTGTAGCGGGGATGACACCTGAACAGCGTAAACAACACTTTACAATGTTAAGTCTTAAAGCAGAAAAATATTTTGAATTGAATAAACCACAAGTTTTTCAAGAAAATCTTGGTGGAGTTAATCGCGTGTCTACAATACCTGGCCTGGGCGGCGCTCCAACAGTTGTAAGTGAAGCTAAAAGAACTCCAACGCCAGGCGAGTTATTAGTTAATCAACGTGAACAACAACGAATAAATCTTGGTGAGCGTCGAGATATTGTTGCTAATACAACTACAGACGCCGCGGGTAATGTTACCCAATTTAATAAATTTGGTGAGGTTGTTGGTAAAGTTAACGCAGCGGGTAAACCTAGCGCTACGTTTGAAAAAGCAGCTAATGTTAAATCCGAGTTACAAAAAAATCTTGGTACAACAATTACAGAACTTAAAGACGCAATTAAACCAGGTGGGCTTCTTGAGGAATCAACCGCTAGTGGCGCAGGTAAAGTTTTAGACGCGGCGGGTAATTTTGTTGGCTACGCTACTAAAGGATCTATTGCCGCTGCATCACTAGCGCCGATTGCTGATATGGCACTTAAAATGGTACCGCGCTTTGAAGGCCCACAATCTGACAAAGATACGGCGTCTTACAAAGAGGCTGCCGGTCAGTTGGCTAATTCAGCGTTACCTGTTGCAACACGAAAAGCAGCCGCAAAAACTATTATACGGATAATGGAAAATCGTAAAAACCAATTTACTACCGAAGGTATGATAAACGAAGGTATTAGTAGCGGTGGCCCAGCATTACCACCTGGCTTTACTGTTGATAAATAACAAAGGTTGATATGGCACTTCAAACCGCAACCAATCCACAAACAGGTGAGCGTGTCGCTTTAATCGGCGACCAATGGCAACCTATTAAGGAATCCGCAACCAATAAAGAAGGCGTTAAAGCCTTTTTAATTGGTGATAAATGGCTAACTGATCAGCCTGCGCCAGTTGAAGAAACACGCGCTAACGTAGGCGCTGAAGTACCAGCCTGGGGTAAAGAATATCCTAAGATATATTCAGCGGCTGTTAAAGCACGTCAAATTGCAGGCCCTAGCGTAGAGATGTTAGGTGGTGTAATTGGCGGTACTATTGGCGCAGGCGCAGGTACTCTAGCAAGTCCAACACTTGTAATTAATCCTGTTACTGGCGGTGTTGCTGGTTCAGCGTTAGGGTACGGTATTGCTAAAGAAGGTTTGGAAGCTGCCGATGTAGCGTTAGGACTTAGGCCTTCACAAACAGTTGCACAAAGATTACCCGCCGCTGCAACTAATGTTGCTGAAGGTGCAACATACGACATATTAGGTAGGACTGTTGTAGGCCCTGCAATTAACAAATTAGTTAACTTAGGTTCTTCTGCATTGGGTAAAGTAGCAGACATTAACCAGTTACCTAAACAATTGGCCGGAAGAATAGCTAGAGAATCATTTGAAACACCTGCTAACGTACAGGCAGGCCGTAATGCGCTACAACAATCTGTACAAGCAGGACAAAACTTAACAGCTCAACAAGCATTGGCACAAGGTGGAATAGTTGCACCTGGCACCCAAGCGGTATTACAAAAAGTACAAGCAAAAGTTGCACCGTCAATTCAGGCTACCAAAATGCTTGAAGATGAAGCTGCGCGTATGTCAACCATTAAAAATATTACGCCTGATATTGACGCTGCGGTTACTGCAAGACGTATGGCGTCTAAACCGTTGTATGAGGCGGCGGACGCGGCTGTTGTTCCTATTGATGCGGATATATCAAGTATTCTAAGTCGGATGCCAGACGGCACGCTAGCAAAAGCAGCCGAAATTGCTAAGATGGAAAACCGGCCATTTATTATGGGTAAAGCAGGTGCAGGCACGCCAATTGCTACAGGTGATGTAGATATGTTTGGTAAGCCAATTATGATTACCCCAGGTGCTAAAGCAGGTAATATGACTGGCGAAACCATGCACTATATCAAACGTGCATTAGGTGACGTAGCGTATGGCCCAACAGCTACAACAGGGATTGGTCAAGACGCGCAACGTGCAGCTCGCACATTATTAGACGATTACGTTAAAGTTTTCGAAACTAAAGTGCCTGAATACGGTCAAGCCCGTCAAATCTTTTCGGATATGTCAGCGCCTGTTAATCAAGCGCAAGTGCTTAAAGAAATGGTATCTGTGTTGGAAAAGCCAGGTGGGGGCGAGCGTATTGGGCCATTCTTAAATACTTTAGGGCGTGGCGAAGAAGCTATGCTTAAACGTGCCGGTGGTCGTGGTGGCCCACGCTTTGAAGCGCTTAATGAAGTATTAACACCTGACCAGTTAAAAGTAGTAAAAGAAGTTGCAAAAGAACTAGAAACACAAGCATCTGTAGGTAAGCAGATCTCGCAAGGTCAGCAACGCGCCACAGAATTGCTTAAAGATGAGTTACCTAACTATCGTTTGCCTAACGTGTTTAACGTAATTGCAACAACAGCCAATAAATTTTTAGATACTTTAGGCGTCAAAGTAGGTAAAAAGACCCTTATTGAGCTAGCTAAAGCAGGTGAAACAGCTAAATCGTTTGATGAGCTATTAGCTACATTACCCGCGCAAGAGCGTAGTAAAGTGTTAAAAGCAATAAATGACCCTGCAACATGGAAAGCCGTTGTACCCGCTACAGGTAAAGTAATGATGGGTATTGAAGGCAGATTAAGTACACCAAATGCTACCGTGACGCTAGGCGAACCAACTAACGCATTAGCCCCCAAACAACAAAACCAAAACGCACTTGCAAGGTAATTATGGAAGCCGAAAACAATACACGAATTAGCGTGCATGAGGCAGTATGCGCGGAACGATATAAGCGCATTGAAGAATCGTTTGAGCGTGGCGCTAAACGTATGCAACGAATTGAGTATATGTTGTACGCATTAATGGTCGTTACGTTCTTTGGTAAAGACACTTTTATGGAGTTATTACAAGCTGTAGTAATTAAATAATGGATACCGTAGATATCCTAGCAAAGATATGGCCTCTATTAGTAGGGTTTGTAACGCTTGTTATTGTGCTTGCCAAAATGGATAATAAAGTGTCTGTTCTTGAAGAAAAAGTAAAAACGCTGTTTGAACTTTGGAATAAAAAATGAATATTCAAGACGTTCTAAAAGCAGTACTCCCAATTGTTGTAGCGTGTTTAGCGTGGCTACTAGGTCAAGTATCAGACTTTTCTACACGGCTGACTAAAATTGAGGGACAAATGCCTGCCCTAATAACTAAAGAAAATGTGCCGACTGACTCGCCTTTGTCTGCCGAGGCAAGGCATAAACTGAGAAATGAAATTTACACAGACATACACCAATTACAAGTTAAGGTGCAGTTACTTGAAGAACGTGAAAAATATGGGAAAAAATAATGTTAGGACTTGATGCAATACTTAATATAGGCGGTAAGTTAATTGATAAGCTAATCCCCGACCCAGAGGCTAAGGCTAAGGCACAGTTAGATTTAGCAACACTAGCCCAGAACGGTGAACTGGCTCAGTTACAAGCAGATGTAAGCGAACAACAAGAGGTCACTAAGCGACTTGAAGCAGACATGATGTCAGACTCTTGGCTATCTAAAAACATTCGCCCTATGACGCTTGTATTCATTCTAATGACATATACAACATTTGCCATGATGAGTGCTTGGGATGTAGAAGTTAATAACAACTATGTCGAGCTGTTAGGTCAATGGGGTATGCTTATAATGAGTTTTTATTTTGGTGGTAGAACGCTTGAAAAAATCATGGATATGAAAGGTAAAAAATGAATATCTTTAAAAGTAAAACCGTCTGGTTTGCAATCTTAATCGCTGTATTGTCTATCCTACAAGGCTACGTTGGGCTACTTAGCTCACCAACGCTACAGATGGCAGCAGGCGTATTTATATCTGTAGGTATCGTAATACTACGATTCTTAACAACACAACCATTGTCTGCAAAATGATTAGCAATTGGGATAAGTCTTTCGATATGGTCATCACCCATGAGGGTGGTTTTACTAATGATGAGCGTGACCCTGGCAATAAGCTACCAGACGGGCGCAAAGGATGCACCATGTGGGGATGTACTCAAGCCAATTGGGAGAAGTACATCGGGCATACTGTTACACAAGATGATATGAAGGCGCTAAAGAAAGAAGATGTTAAACCGTTATACAAAAGAGATTATTGGGATGCCGTTCGAGGTGATGATTTACCTGCTGGCGTGGATTACGCCGTGTTTGATTTTGCTATTAATGCTGGGCCAGCCGCTGCTCGTAAGATGATACAGAAAGCCCTCGGCGTAACTGCTGATGGTTCTATTGGCCCTGCGACCATGAAAGCTATCCAAGATGCAGACGGTAAAGACTTGCTAGACAAGTTCAGCAACAGCAAAGAAGCGTTCTACAAGTCGTTGCCGACCTTCCAGACATACGGCAAGGGATGGCTCAAACGTGTTGCTGACGTGCAAACATCCGCGTCAACCATGTTAGCGTGACTGCTGCCGAGCCATCTCACGTGCTTGCAAGCATAACTCAGCGTATTTTTTAGCGGTATCAGGGTGCCAGCCACCCATCAATACGTCACAATTAACTTTCGCTCTATCTTCCCTGCGCGTTAGCTCGGTCATGCCGACCAAGTAAGTGCAAACAATAATGCCGAATAACGCTACTAAAATAACTACGCCGTCTGTTTTCATATCACGTCTCCTAGTGAATATTTCTTTAACAAGTGGTACTTAAACTTCCGTAACGCCATACTTTCAATCTCGCTAACTCGACTACGGGAAAGCCCTAACTCATCTGCAACTTCTTGCTGGCTCATGTGGCCTTCGTTGTTCTGTGGCACAGGCGCATATTCTTCGTAATCGTCGTCCATTAGTATGCACCTTTCTTTGGTGCATTAATAACATGGCAGCAATACTTTTCCCCCATCTGTTTAATCATCCTCTTAGCATCCTCGGCTTGCTTTTGTTGTAATAACTCGCATATATCAGGGGTAAATCGCCCTGCCCGAATCATTTGCGTGATCATATTCTTGTCGGTATTATTCATAGTTGCTCCTTGTATTGACTTGTCGATAGGCTTGGATAGCCATACGCAAATCTTGTTTTAATAATTCTATCTCATAAGTATCCTCTAAAATTCGAGAATACGCTTCTGTTGCAAATTCAACTAAATTGGCGTGTGACCAAGCATAGAAATCAGGTTCGGTCATGGTGCTATAGCTTCCTTCATAATCTCAATACGCTCACGGCTAACCCGTAAGGTGTTGTACCTCATGTGCAGGCGTTCCATGATGGATGCTCGCTTGAGGCCACGTCGTTCCTCAATCAGCATAATTAATACTTCAGACTCATTGAGCTGATTCAGTACGGCTTGCAGCTTGCGCCAACTTAGCGGTTTCATCTTCGACCTTTCTTTGTAGTTCAATTGTTTCAGCAGTAATTTTTTTTAATGATCTAAGCGCAGCGTTGTACTGCCGCGCCCTGATCGTTTCTTCAGCCATCGCCGCCTTTAGCTTGGCTTTGTATTGTAATAATCTTTTCACTTCTCTCTCGCTTTCTGTAGTAACGCTTTAGCAAATTTATAGACGTCGCTATACTGGTACGTTTGATCTTCCGTAAAGATAGAACCTGCAAGGGCTTCTATTTCCGCATCTGTTAGTTCACGCAATTTATAAAGTGGCGTCAATTCAAACATAGGGTTTGGTGGCATTTCTTTAAAAAGTACGCCACTTTCAGACATATACGCTACTGATTCAGTCATGGTTCTTCTCCTTTTGGTTATTTACTGCAATACGAACAACAACATTGACTAGGTATTCTGTGGCATTTGCTACAAAAAATATTTTGGTTCATTTCTCTCTCGCTTTCTGTAAAATTTCTCTAATACATTCAAGTTGTAACCATCCAAAATTATTAACATCAAAATACTGGTCGTACACTTCTTTTATTTCATCTTCTGTTAACTCACGCAACTCAACTTCTTTAGATAGCCGATTAACTTCTAACATCAACCGTGCAATCGTACCCTCGGCACTCTCAAGCAATTTAATCAACTGTTGTTCGTTCATGTTAGTTCCTCCATAGCAATTTCCGATAACGCTTTTTTATCCTTCAAAGCACCTAAAATGCGCTCCTCAATCGTTTTCGTTGTGATCAGGATGTAAACCCATACATCATGTTTTTGACCGCTTCGGTGCAGTCTGCCGATGGTTTGTTCGTAATACTCTAGCGACCACGGCAGAGACACAAACACCATCTTGCATCCGCCATGTTGTAGATTTAACCCATGCCCTGCCGATAGCGGGTGAATTAACAACAGTTCTATTTCGCCTGCGTTCCAACGGGCAATTGACTGCGGATTATTGATCGTCTGTGCGTTAGGATACCTACGCTTGAGTTCTGCTAGCTCCTCAACGTAGTTGTAAACAATAATGGTATTCGCCCGTTGGTTTTCATTCAGCAGCTCATCTAACATATCAAACTTGTGGGTGCTAAACCAAATAGGCGTTTGGGTGACGTTCATGCGCCCAGGTGTATTGGACGCTGTTGTTTCGGTACTGTAAACAAACCCTGACGACATTTGTTGTAACTTCTGTGTAACAACGGCGGCGCTAACTGCCGTAATTTTTTCTTTACCAAACTGCACAACAAAGTCCTTCTTCATCTTCTCATAATGGCTACGGTCAGCCATATCACAACGCATTTCAACGATGTGTAGCGGTGGTAGTTGATCAGCGTACTCGCCAGCGTCTAACACAAACGTCGCAGGTTTAATCGTGTGCATGACTTCAGGCAGCGCACCCTTGCGTGGCGCCCACTCGCCAAAGTCTTTGTTCATTAGGATAAAATACTTTTGCATAAAAGCCCCCTTTGACCGCCCTAGTAACTGTTGGTCGATAATCTTACATTGTCCAAACACATCCTCAAGGCCATTGCTAGTAAACGATCCTGTCAAACCCCAACGTATTTTGATGGGGTCAATAACTTTATTAAGGGCTTTAAAACGTGCGCCTGATGGATTTTTTAGCCTAGTCAGCTCATCGAACACGATACCGTCGAAGTCCATGTCGTCTGGCAAGGACTGTAAGTTGTCGTAATTAGTTACAACGACTAGCGCCTTAGACTCAAACGCTTCTTTGCGTTGCTTTGGTGTGCCTACGGCGACGGCTAACTTCATAAAAGGCGCCCACTTCGGCTGCTCAACAGGCCACACGTCCGTGCAGACACGTTTCGGTGCAATAACTAGCCACCGAGTCACAACGCCGTTGTACAAACAATCGTACATGGCGCGTAGCGTGATAGCCGTCTTACCTGCACCAACAGGCGCAAGAATCATCGCACGGTCATGCTCGTACAAAAAATCAGCGGCTATCTCTTGGTAATCACGTAATCGCATGGTTAATCCTTTTTCCAATCCAAGCCACTACAGGTACTGCCCATGAATTACCAAGAGCTTTGTAGCGTGAGCCGTCTGGTGTGTCTTTACCTTTTGGTCTAATGTCCGTATATCCATCAGGAAAACCTTGTAATCGTTCACATTCTTTTGGGGTTAAACGTCTAACTGCCATGTTTGTATGAATATGTTGGTCTTGATGCGTTGATATAGTAAATACTTGCTCATCTTTCCCTAAATAACCTTTGCCGCCGCCTTCACAGCCCCCACGCACTTTAAACGCATGAGCTACAAATACTTGTGCATGATGCGATTGTGGGCTTGGTTGCAATGCACCAATTGAATTAGCAACATCTAATTCCGTGGCGCTAAACGTATTGGCTTTAGCATCTTCACGAACACTATACGCAACTGCATGAGTTGTTCTTATATCACCTAAATCAAAAGTATTTAATGTATTGGCTAGACCATCATCAACCCATGTTTCAAAATCATCAACCGATTGCGCCCTACGACTTTTTCTAAATGCTTGTTGAACTATGCCCCCAACGCTTTCTAAAGTTCCCCCACTTGGGCTTTTAATGGTTTGATTAACATCTGAAAGACTTAAATTATACGAATCAAAAGCCTGAACCAAAGGTACATTACCCCCACCAGTACCCCATCTTGAGGTAACAGTTGTACAAGTTTCACCCATTTCTTTAACTCGACTATCCGCAGGATGATTTTCATACGCTATTAACTTCATCATCGTAGGGTTGCAATCATCCGAACTAATACCTTTGTAATCTCTAGCAGTTAATGGGCCAGTAATGTCCGTACAAATCATGTTAAATCCGTCGGCTCGACTGTAGTCGTTGCAGGTTGTTTCGAGGCAGTTAGCAATGCTTGGTATAGCGTCGGTGGTAACTTCTTTCCGCGTTTCTCGGCTCGGCGCAATATCCCTGCGCACGCCGTCGAACTCAAATAAAACTTCTGCGGGATCGAAGTCGTCTCTAGCACTTGCGATAACAAACACTCTTTTGCGTCGTTGGGCCAAGCCGAAATATTGGGCATCGAGGACGCGCCACGCAACTGCTCTTTTGGGGCCATCAATAAAACCAGCGTCTGTCCATCTGCCCCCTGATGGGATGAGCGCATCACTTTCGCCGGCAAGTCCAGCCAAAAAGCACCCAAAGGCGTTGTCTTTGGTGTTGAGGACTCCTGGCACGTTTTCCCAAAAGATGATGGCTGGACTGGATTGTTGAATAAGTCTAATGTTGTCAATAGCATTTGCAATCTCACAAAAAATTAATGATAAATTTCCACGGCTATCGTCTAATGACTGCCGTAGACCCGCTACACTAAAGGCTTGGCATGGTGTGCCGCCACAAAACACGTCTGGCGCTTCTACTTCACCAGACGCAATACGATTTGGCAACAATGTCATGTCACCTAGGTTAGGTACTTGAGGATAATGATGTTTTAACACCGCACAAGGGAATGGCTCAATTTCTGATAACCATGCCGCTTCCCATCCAAGCGGGTGCCAAGCAACACTAGCCGCCTCAATACCACTACATACACTACCGAATCTTATCTTTCCATTCATCTATTTGCTCCTTAGTCCATAAACACGCATACTTTTGGGATAACCCCGTTACTTCTTCCATAAAAAATTTCTGTAGGGCAGACACTTTCCCGCCTTTTGTTTTTAATTCTACGAACCATGTATCACCGTTGGGCAGGCACGCAATCTGATCTGTCACGCCACGTTGGTTGATTGACCTAAACTTATAAGTCTTCCCGCCTATTGACATAACCGCCCATTTAAAATAAGATTCAATTTCTTTTTCATTCATGTAAAAAAGTTTAACACATAATTTAAAAGTGTGGTAAAGTAGAATCTCAAATCAACTAAGGTAAAGGAAATTAATATGGCTCAACATTCAAATATCGTCGGTGGCTCAACTGCCAAAAGGGTTATGGGTTGCCCAGGCTCTGTAGCGTTATGCGCTAAGATGCCACCAAGACCAAGTAGCGTTTACGCTGACTTAGGTACATTACTTCACAATGCAGTAGCACAAGTGCTAGACCAAGGCGTAACACCTGAGTCGTTGCTAGGTATGAAGTACCAAGACCAAGTGCTGACGCAAGACCATATCGACAACAAACTCCATGTTGCCCTTAATTTACTTAGCGAGATAGACCCTAAGTTAGAAATGGAATACGCCGTGGAGACTGAAGTTGGCTTTGGTGACTTCTTACCTGACGTGTTTGGTTCATGTGACTTGCTAGGCCGTATAGGTAATCGGGCTATCGTACTGGATTGGAAGTTTGGCGATGGCGTAGCAGTCGGCGTAGAAGAAAACGAACAGCTCTTATTCTATGCAGCAGCAGCTATGCGTACACCTTCAGTAGCATGGGTGTTTGATGGCGCAACAGAAATCGAGTGCGTTATTGTACAACCACCAAGTGTTAAGCGCTGGATAACAACCGTAGATCGTGTCAAAATTTTTGAAAATAATTTAGTTGCATCCGTCAAGGAATCACAGAAGAAGAACGCTGGACTAAGCGCTGGTGAGCATTGCCGATGGTGCGCTGCAAAACCAATCTGCCCTAAGATGACAGGCGCAGTTGACCGTGCCTTACAGGCTCAGATGGTGAGCCTTGATGCTGATACAATAGGCGCCTACTTAAAGAATTGTGATTTATTAGAACAATGGATTACCGATCTGCGAGCGTTAGCCCACCAGATGTTAGAAGCAGACAAGCCTGTGCCAGGTTGGAAGTTAGTTAATAAGCGTGCGACACGTCAATGGGCTAATGAAGATCAGGCAGCAGATGTGTTAGCAAAAGTAATCCCCGAAGCTGAGTTGTATGTAACCAAGTTGATTACACCAGCAGTTGCGGAAAAGGTACTCAAGAAGTTAGGTGATAAATTGCCTGACGACTTAGTAATAGCAGTAAGTAGTGGCAGTACGTTGGCACGGGAAGAAGATCCCCGTCCAGCCGTAGTACAAATCGGGAAGCAACTTGTTGCAGCCCTTTCTAAAATCCAATAGGAACTAAACTAATGTCTAATATAACTACGTTTTCAGCAGCAAATCTACCTTCTGTAACTTCATTATCGACAGCACTCCGCGCTTTAGAAACCGATGTTGGCGCAGCAGGTGTTGTTATCCTCAAGATGGACAAGACAGGTCATTGGGTGTTCGGTGCAGATCAAACCGAAGTCGAAGATGACTCAACATGGGCAGTCAATCCGTTCTCATTTGTGCATGGTTTCATAGCTTGGGGCGACGGTGAGGTGCTTGGCGAGAAGATGGTCAGCGTAAGCCAGCCATTGCCTGAGTTAGAAGCAGCGCCACCAATGGCTCGTAAAGGTTGGGAGACTCAGGTTGGGATGTCTATGAAGTGTTTAAGTGGCGAAGATAAGGGCATGGAAGTCCGTTACACCACAACTTCGGTTGGTGGTAAGCGTTCTGTACAAGCCCTTGCAGTTGCCATCGCCACACAAGTAGACACCGATCCGAAGTTGCCTGTACCGATTGTTACGCTTGAGAAAGAGCATTACAGTCACAAGTCGTATGGTCGCATTTACACACCAATTTTTAAAATTGCAAGTTGGATGAGTATGACCGATGAAGCTGGTACGCCAGCAGAAGAAACAGCAGTAGAAGCAGAAGAAGCGGCAGCGCCTGTAACAACAGCGCGTAGACGTCGCAGCTAAAGAAATGGGGTTAGTCTGTGATTATTCAGTCTAGTACACACAAGTCGAAGAACTAAGAAAACCGACTAGCCCCACCTACCTATGACAATCCTATATATTGATTTCGAAACACGCTCACGCTGTGATCTACCTAGCCGTGGCGTGTATAACTACGCAAGGGATGCTAGCACGTCGGTGCTTTGCCTCTCTTATGCGTTTGATGATGAGGAAGTGCAGTCGTGGTTGCCTGATCAAGAATTCCCGTGGCAGATTGTTGACCATATCGTATCAGGTGGTCAAATTCGGGCGCATAACGCTGCGTTCGAGCGCTTGATTATGTGGTACGTCCTCTGCCCAGACAAAGGAATCCCAGAACCGACGACGGAACAGTTCTATTGTACAGCTACTCAGGCGCGTGCCAACTGTGCGCCAGGCTCGCTTGATGACGTGGGTAGATTCGCAAGCGTGAATATGCGTAAGGATCACCGTGGCAATCAACTGATTCGCTTGCTATCTATCCCCAAAGCCGATGGTACATTTAATAATGATGTGACGCTGATGGCTGAGATGGTCGCTTATTGCGAGCAGGACGTTCGGGCAATGCGTGCGATTAGTCAAGCTATGCGTCAACTGTCAGATGATGAGCTGTTAGACTATCATGTTAATGAGAAGATTAATGATCGTGGGGTATTGCTAGACAAACCCCTAGCCGAATCAGCGATTAAGTACGCAAGTGCAGAGTTAATAGAAATAGAGAATTTAGTAGCAGAATTGACAGATGGTGAAATATTAAGCGTGCGGAGTCCACGGATGCGTGAGTGGGTGCTTGCAAGAGTTGGCGATCAGGCCAAGAAGTTAATGGAAAACTACAAAGATGGTGACAAAAAATACTCAATCGACAAGACAGTTCGAGCTAATTTACTTGTGTGTGCTGAAGAAAATCCCGATGAAGTACCGCCGCAAGTTGCTGATGTTGTCCAATGCGCGGACGACCTATGGGCGTCTAGTGTCGCAAAATTTAAAAGATTAAAGGATCTGGCTGATGAAGAAGATAACCGAGTTCGTGGAGCATTTGTCTTTGCTGGTGGCGCAGCCACAGGTCGGGCAAGTAGTTACGGAGCGCAAGTCCACAACTTTACCCGAAAGTGTGCCAAGGAGCCTGATGCCGTTAGATCCGCTATGGTTAGAGGCCACTCAATTGTCCCTGCCTTTGGACGACGTATTACCGATGTACTCAAGTCAATGCTTAGACCTGCCCTCGTATCCGATAGGGGAAAATCATTAGTCGTTGCAGATTGGGCAGCCGTTGAAGCACGCGTCAACCCGTGGTTGTCTAACTGTCCAGCAGGCATCAAAAAACTAGACTTATTCCGTACAGGTGAGGATGTTTACAAGGTCAACGCTAGTGCGACGTTCCACGTGCCTGTTGATCAGATTACATCCGAGCAGAGGCAGATTGGCAAGGTGCAAGAGTTAGCGTGCGGATTCGCAGGTGGCGTGGGAGCGTTTGCTGCGATGGGTAGGGCGTATGGTATTTTGTTGCCTGAACCTGAAGCCAAGCGCATGGTTAATGCGTGGCGTTTGGCGAACCCGTGGTCGATGCCGTACTGGCAAGACCTTGAAAATGCTTATACACGGGCGATGCGTAACAAAGGACATGAGTTTAGAGCAGGGCGAGTAACCTATTTATTTGATGGGCAACACTTGTGGTATGCACTTCCAAGTGGGCGTGTGTTATGCTATCCCTTCGCACGGTTAGATCAAGATGGAGTCAGTTATGCCAAAGCATCGTGGAAACCCGCAGCAGACGCTAAAGAGTGGCCAAGAGCTAGACTATGGAAAGGACTCGCCTGTGAAAACATTACACAAGCAGTCGCCAATGACTTACTGCGACACGCTTTGCGAGGCTTGGATGATGTGGTTTTGCACATCCATGATGAAATTGTGGTCGAGTCAGCAACACCCGAAATAGCAGTACAAATAATCAAAGACGTTATGTGTACCCCACCCGCATGGGCTGAGGGTTTACCACTAGACGTAGAGGCAAGCATTATGACAAGGTATGGAAAGTAAAAAAAACCCCTAGTTTTGGGCTAGGGGTAATTAATTCACGGAAGGAAACACAAAATGCACAACTTTTTAGAGTTTATCACGAATTTAGCGCCAAATGGCGAGACTGCCTTGATTGTGCGCCAAAAGCCACAACTAAAAGATGGCGAATTACAGTTGCACGCTGACGGCGCTATTAAATGCACATGGCCTGCGTACTTGCCAAGTCAGAAGATGCGTGCGGGTGAGGCGTGGTACATCAATACGGCGTCATTTATCATAGACCGTTTTGAGGAAGGACGCGTATCCGCGTCGGCAGCCAACTGCGAGTTCGTTCTCTTTATGATGTTAGATGATATTGGTACAAAGTCGAAAACACCGCCCCTTGCACCGACATGGATTCTTGAGACAAGCCCTGATAATTTTCAATACGGCTATGCTTTTTCTGAGCAACCCACAAAGGGTGAGTTCACGGCAGCAGTCAAAGCTATTGCAGCCGCAGGGTACACCGACGCTGGCGCTACTAATGCAGTTCGTAATGTGCGTCTGCCAGGCTCGATTAACCTAAAGCCTGGGCGTGATAACTTTGAAGCCAAGCTAGTGGAGTTTCACCCTGAGCGTGACTACACGCTAGGCGACATTTGCACGGCGTTGGGCGTAACGCCTGCGCCTGCTGATACGAACTACTATGCGCCAATCAGGTTAGCCGACAATGGTGGCGATGATGTGTTAGCATGGATGAATGATCAAGGCATGGTATTGTCGAAGATCAACGGCGAAGGGTGGTTATCAGTCACTTGCCCTAACAACGCCGAACACACCGATGGCAACCCCGAAGGTCGGTACAAACCCCTAGATCGTAGTTATTGTTGCCTGCACTCGCATTGTGTCGATTTCGGTAGCCAAACATTTTTAGATTGGGTTGCCGCTAACGGTGGCCCTAAAGTTACACATGGCCTGCGTGACAAATTGATTGCCGAGGCGATGACTGTTGCGCTTGCCAAGATTACACCTAGCGATATGTTCACCGATGACGCCGATGCCAAGATAGCCGAAGTCGAGCGTAAAGAGTTAGGTCGTGTCGAGAAGTCCAAGTGGTATGAGCGTTTCGCTTACGTTCAAGACGATGAGTCTTATTTTGATATGCAAGACCGTCGTGAGGTGTCCAGACAGACGTTCAATGCGCTATTTCGTCATATCAAGTGTATGTCACTTCATGCGCCTACCACTAGAGTCGAAGCATCTATTTCCTACGATCAGAACAGACAAGCGTCAGGCGCCAAAGCGCTTGTGGGGATTACCTACGCTGCGGGTGAGACTGTACTCGTAGCCCGTGACGGCGACTTGTACGGCAACCGTTGGCGTGACGCTAGACCTGATGTGTCTAGTGTCGTTGCGTCTGAGTCGAAAATAGCGTCCTGGTTAGACCATTGCCGTAACCTCATACCTGACCCAACCGAGTTAGAACACTTGTTTGACATCATGGCTTGTAAGTTACAAAACCCACAGATTAAGATTAACCATGCCGTCTTGCATGGTGGCGATGAGGGTTGTGGTAAGGACACGATGTGGGCGCCGTTCATCTGGGCAGTCTGTGGTTCGCACCTAAAGAACCGTGGCATCATGGATAACAACTCCATCAATAGTCAATGGGGTTATCAACTTGAGTCTGAGATTCTATTGATTAACGAACTGAAAGAACCAGACGCCGCCGCCCGTAGGCAGTTGGCGAACCAACTCAAACCAATCATAGCCGCCCCGCCTGAGATGTTACCGATTAATCGTAAGGGTTTACACCCATATCAAATGGCTAACCGTGTGTTCGTTTTAGCGTTCTCGAATGACCCTGTTCCAATCTCTTTAGCGTCTCAAGATCGTAGATGGTTTTGCGTGTGGAGTTCGTTGCCACGCATGGACGCAAGAGAAGCCAAACAGATGTGGGATTGGTATCGCAACGGTGGGTTCGAATTGATTGCTGCGTGGTTACTGGCTCGTGATGTGAGCCAGTTCAATCCATCAGCAGCGCCAGCCATGACTGAGTTTAAGGCTAACCTGGTTGAACACGGCATGAGTATGGCAGAATCGTTCCTTGTTGAGATGCTACGCGCTCGCAAGGGTGAGTTTGCCAAGGGCGTGATTGGTTCACCATTTCATGCGCTTTGTGATCGTTTGACTGGGTTAGCGCCCTCTAATGTGAAAATACCGCAAGCAGCTTTGTTACACGCTCTTAAAGAAGCTGGTTGGGTAGACTGTGGGCGGTTGAAGTCGAGAGAGTTTGACACCAAGAAACACATCTTTGCCGATCCCGAATTAGCGACTATTCTAAGTAAGTCTGAGCTGAGACGCGCATTAGAGGATGCGCCTACGGCGCAAGTAGTCAACACAAAATGAACCAAAAAATGGGAGCGTTTGTATGCAAAAAATGGGAGCGTTTTCCTACAAAAAACGGGAGCGTCTCTATGCAAGAGTTAAAACAAAGTGATTTGTAGGGGCGGCCTTAAAGGGTCGCCTGGTTGATTGATTGAAAAAATAAAAAGAAAAGCCCCTTGATTGGGGCTTTTTAGTTGAGGGTTAAGGGTTTATAAGTCTAGCCAATAAGCGAATATCGTCGCCAATACGATGCCAAGTAAAATAAAAATCATGTGCTAATTTTCCCATTGTATCTTGCCGCAAATAATTGGGCGCTAGTTTTATTAGTAAAGCGAATACTATAGTCCTCGCCTTGGATTGTGTAGTGGACGATGTACATTAAAAACCCCCAGTTCTATACATATAAATTGACGCCAAAATTAGCGCCATTACAACCATAAATAAGCCGCCCAGTAAATAATCAATCAATGTTTTCATGTTTTCCTTTAAATGTATTGGCTTAAAAAAAGCCCTATGATTACGCCATATAAAACTGGTAACACAAAATTAAGCATCATATTAAGCCGCTTTTTTAAGCATAATAATTTTATGCATTGTTTTACCGTGTGCTGGGTAAGCGATTAATGGAATAGACTTATCATAGCAAGCTCGGCAACCATTGCATTTTCCATCATTGGCATAGGCTTGGCATAGCGTCATTCCCTTGGCAACATCATCCGCCGAGGCAATGATCACTGACCCATGCAATCCCTTAATATATTCGCCCATTACGCTATCGCTCGAAAATCGTACGCTAACATTTTTTAACAATTTCATTGACTCTAATACAAGTCTATATTTTGGGAATTTATGCATTCTAGTCGGAAGCCAATGTTTTACCCAAGGGGTACGTTTCATTACTTCGAGAATTTTCTCGGCTAACCCCAAAGCAAACATATCGCCGCTATCGAACCAACGGAAATAACGGCTAGATTCTAAAGCTTTTACCATATCATCCGCCCAGTCTAACCGTTGCCAATCTAAGCGATTAAATTCCCTAGGGGCTTTTACATTAGGAAAGCGATAATTGCCATTGACGGCATAACATCCTTTACACGCATCGACCAGTTCGCCATTTTCAATCGATCCTTGGCAAGTATCCCTCGCTTGCAATGACCAAGATAAAATGCCATCGAGTTTACTTGTTTTACTAAGTTTTACACTCATAGTTTAGATTCCTTTACTTTAGTTTATTGATTGCCAAAATAACAATCCCATAAGCATCTACCAGGTAAATGCTTATAGGCTTATTACTCTATATAGTCAGTTAATTTAAAAGATTGATTAGCATCTAATTCTTTTAACCATACCTCAAGAGTATCTTTTGACATGGTATGCAAATAAAAATACAAAGCATCGTATAAAACATGGGGTTCGCATACATTGGCAATATCGGACGCCAACTCTTCGAAATTGACTTGGCTTAACTCAAAATAACCCTCTATCTTTTTTAAACCTTTGGCGGCGATAAACCCTTTACAAAATTCGATTAGATTGGCTTTTTTGAAATCATCGAATGGCCCAACGCAATCAATATAATTGCCTGAATTTTGATCATCCTCGGAGGCGTAAGTACAAAAGCCCCAGTCCTCGCCTTCTGTAGGAATGCTGCAATCATTATTGTTTACGGCAAATATGATGCCATATTCCCTAAAATGTAATTCGTAATGGTCGCATCCACCACCAGTATAAACTTCCTCGATTTCTATTTTTCTCATTTTGTGTTTTCCTTTAGTTTAAGATTAGTTGAAATATTGCTAAGATTAATGGCGATACTACTAATAGAGTAATGATTAAAATGTCAGATTGTTTCATGGCTTTTTATCCTAATCCCCAGTAAAGTAAAAAATCATGTCATCTATGGCGATTTGGAAAGCTTCAGAGTTCTTTACTGTTGAGAGTAAGAAATCTTCCGAATGAGGGATTTCGTTTAAGTATTTAAGGATTTCTTCCAAAGCAAAAAATTCGCTCAAATCACCCCAGTTTTTTAGATCCACATCTTTCCAATTTTGCGAATCGGTTTGTAATTCTTCGAACCTATCCACCAATTCGGAAAACCAAAAATCCGTTTGATCGGTAAAATCACACATTGGGTAAAACTGTTTTAATTGGGTTTGTGTCATATTGTGTTTTCCTTTGTTGGGGGCTTTTGCCCCCATTTGTTTAGTTGAATTTAATATGATGTTTAGTATCGGCATATGAGAACTGACGGCGTGAGGCAATCGCTTCACATATTGCACTATTGTGTTTTACTACTTTCCTATCGTGCGGCGCAAAATATGAGAATGGTACATCGTTTCTTAGTGCTTCCCTAAAAGCTATTTTGTGTAATTTGTTTAACATTTTGTTTTCCTTTAATTTAGATTAGTTTATTGTGCTGCTAGTATCAATTATACACAAACTAATTAATAGTGCAACTTATTTTGTTACATTTATGCAAATAATTTTGATGTGGATAATTTGCATTGTCCATGTGGATAATGATGTGGACAATGGCAAATTGATTGAAAGCATTGCCAGACTTCGATGTGGATATTGTGGATAGTTATATTTGACTAATTCAATGAAGTAAAAATTGGTATATATAGGGTTGCTATTGTTGCGACTTAAAAGTACTTGTCCAAACTGCCCATTTGACCCACGTTTGTCCCTTGCCGTTTGTTCACGGCTTTTGCCTTTCCCATGTTTGTGGGCAATGTGGACTATGGCTTTTGCCTTGCCCATGTTGTCCACAATTAAAGGCATGGCGCATTAACTAAAAAACGATTGTCCATGTTGCCCACATTGCCCATGCCCTCAAAGCCTTATATCTATTGGCTTGTAGGCTTGTGCGGCCCGAAACCCCTTATTTCTGCTGGCTTCCAGGTTTTGCATGGGGGGGGTAGGGCCGGCGACCGACCGGTCACGCTGCCGGAGGGTTTGCGCAAACTTTTTATTTTTTTATAAAAAATCTATGCTAAGATTCCACCATGTTTGATAACTTTCATTCCTATGTGTATGAGCCACGCAAGCTAGAAGCTACCGAGGCTAGATTGCAACGCATCTACGACGCTGCCAAGTTAGGACTCAAAGGCGACACACTCGCACTCGCTGCTGGGATGCGCCCTACCGAATATCGACAGCTCACGCAACTAGATCCCATTGCTGAGTACGCTGAACAAAAAGGCAAAGCCGATGGCGAGATGGAGTTATCAGCAATACTGCACAAAGCCGCAGCCGATGGCGACGCTAAAGCTGCGCTAGAAATCCTCAAGCATCAACATGGCTGGGTAGCTAAACAACAACTGTCAATAGATGTTGAGCAGCGCATCTCGATCACAGCCGCACTCGAACAAGCGCAACACCGCGTCATCGAAAGCGTGTTCAAACAAGTGGAAAGCCAACCAACCGACGCCGAAATGCTCCGCGTGAAACCTACGCTTAATACCGAACGCAAACAAAAAGTCGCATAAATGCAATCCACTATCTACTCAGCGCAAGACGAACAAGAGTTAATGTCACGCCTGTGGAGTCCTGCGATTAAGGACAACCCGCTAGCGTTTGTGATGTATTGTTATCCGTGGGCGCAACAGGGTACGCCGCTAGAGAATTTCACAGGGCCACGCAAGTGGCAACGTGAAATCTTACTGGACATAGCCGAACATATTAAGCAGAATCAAGGCAAGCTGGACTTTGATGTATTGCGAGAAGCGGTAGCGTCTGGGCGTGGAATTGGTAAGTCAGCGCTAGTCTCATGGCTAGAGCATTGGATGTTAACAACACGAATAGGCGCAACCGTCATCGTGTCGGCTAACTCGGAATCGCAGCTGCGCTCAGTCACCTGGGCGGAGATCACTAAGTGGCTATCCATGTCAATTAACAGCCATTGGTTCGAAGTGTCAGCCACCAGAGTGATGCCAGCCAAATGGTTGACTGAGCTAGTCGAGCGGGATTTGAAAAAAGGCACACGGTACTGGGGTGTTGAAGGACGGCTATGGTCGGCGGAGAATCCTGATGCTTACGCTGGGGTTCACAACTACGACGGGGTGATGGTTATATTCGATGAGGCGTCGGGTATTGATGATTCTATTTGGGCGGTAACAAGCGGGTTTTTCACAGAGAATACGCCCAACAGGTTTTGGATGGCATTTAGCAACCCACGGCGTAATAGCGGGTATTTCTATGAAGCGTTCCACTCCAAGCGGGAGTTTTGGAAAAACCGCAACATCGACTCACGCCAAGTCGAAGGTACAGACAAGAACGTCTATGAGCAGATCATCGCTGAGTACGGCTCGGACTCGGTGCAAGCTCACGTTGAAGTGTACGGTATGTTCCCGAACGCGTCCGATGATCAGTTCATTAGCGTCAACACAGTCGAAGAAGCTATGCAACGGGAAAAGTACAAGGACAATACTGCGCCTATCATCATTGGGGTTGACCCTGCACGGTTTGGGTCGGACTCAACCGTCATCGCTGTTCGGCAAGGGCGGGATGTCATAGCCATCAAGCGGCACAAGGGTGACGATACGATGGAAACCGTCGGACGGGTGATCGAAGCTATCGAGGAATATCAACCGACGCTAGTCAACATCGACGAAGGTGGACTAGGAGCTGGTGTAGTGGATAGGCTAAAAGAGCAACGCTATAAGATCAAAGGTGTTAACTTTGGGAACAAAGCAAAGAACAGTATGATGTATGGTAACAAACGGGCAGAGATGTGGGGTGATATGCGCGAATGGCTCAAGTCAGCCAGCGTGCCTACGGATCGGTACTTGAAAAGTGATCTGATCTCGCCCATGATGAAGCCTGATAGCAAGGGAAGCATATTTTTGGAATCGAAGAAAGATATGAGATCAAGAGGGCTGGCGTCACCTGACGCAGCCGACGCTATTGCGTTGACTTTCGCGTTTCCTGTTGCACATCGGGAATATAAGGGTATAATCCGAAAGAATACGTACCAGAATCAAGGTGCAGTCTCTAACTCTTGGATGGGGTCATAATGGCTACTAAACACGACAAACCGATACCACGCACAACCACGGGTAAGGGTAAGAACTATAACCCAACTGATAAAGGTGCGGGGATGACCGCCAAAGGGCGCGCCGAGTACAATGCAAAAAACAACAGTAATTTGAAAGCACCTGCACCGAATCCGAAAACAAAAGCAGATGCTGGTAGAAAAGCATCGTTTTGTGCGAGAATGTCAGGAGTTGTTAAACACGCTAAAGGCGACGCCCCTCGCGCTAAAGCATCTTTAAAGAATTGGAACTGTTAATGGCGACTAAACTTGGACTTTATGCTAATATTCTTGCTAAACGTGCAAGAATAGAAGCAGGATCTAAAGAGAAAATGCGTAAAGTGGGGGCAAAAGGTGCGCCAACTGCCAAGGATTTTAAAGATTCAGCTAAAACTGCTAAGAAAGGCAAATGACCATGCCGTTAAAAAAATCAGCTAGTCCTAAAGCGTTTAGGGAAAATGTCAAAGCCGAAATAAAAGCAGGCAAACCCGTCAAACAAGCCGTGGCAATAGCGTATGCTACCAAGCGCAGCGCAGCTAAACCAGCAGGCAAGATGAAAAAATAATGGCATACGATCAGTCAAACATGAACCTTGTCGGTGAAGTAGCCGACGTCGGTAGTAATCCAACAACCAATGAAGATCCAAAGGATAAGTTATCTACGATGCGCTCACGCTTTACAACAGCGTTGTCAGCGTATAGCGAATCCCGCGAAGATGAATTAGATGACCTTCGATTTATGGCTGGTTCTCCAGATAATCAATGGCAATGGCCTGCTGACGTATTGGCAACTAGAGGATCTGTTCAAGGGCAGACCATCAACGCTAGACCTTGCCTCACTATTAACAAACTGCCTCAACACGTCAGGCAAGTTACTAACGAACAACGTCAAAATCGACCCTCTGGGAAGGTAATTCCTGCCGATGATAAAGGCGACGTTGAAGTTGCTGAAATCTTTGATGGCATGGTGCGTCATATTGAGTACATCTCTGATGCGGATGTAGCCTATGATACGGCTTGCGACAATCAAGTCACCTACGGTGAAGGTTATATCCGTATTTTGACCGAATATTGTAACGATACAACCTTTGATCAAGACATCCGTATTGGCAGAATCCGTAACGCTTTTAGCGTTTATATGGATCCAATGATTCAAGATCCATGCGGATCTGACGCAGAATACTGCTTTATT